ATCTAGAAGAAACATCTAAGTATATTGTTTCCAAAAATCCACACGACAAGAAGTGGTATGTTATGGGTCACGTTGGGAACAACAAATGGATGCCAGTTTCTAATGGATTTAAAAACAAAACTCAAGCACAGAAGTGGGCGAAGAGCCAAGATAATGTGGACGCCGCTGCCCGTGGAGAAGTAGGTGCTGTATGAAAAAATTTAGCACATACTTGAAAGAGCCTACCAATGTAGGTCGTTATCTCATAGAGGTAAAACTCAAGCATTTAGAGCATTTGGAAGATGCTTTGTTTAATGCTGGTTACGAAGGTGGAGTTGAGGCTCTACGTATGCTAGAAGAGATAATAGAAGCATTACAAGGAAATGCTACGAAGGGTATTAATATTCAGAGCAAAGTTGATGGTGCCCCATCAATCATTGCCGGAACCAATCCAGAAAATGGAAAATTCTTTGTAGCTACAAAAGCCTTATTCAACAAGACTCCAAAGATCAATTATACAGATGAGGATGTTGATGCTAATCACGGTCACGCCGCAGCCTTAGCCTCGAAGATGAAACTTGCTCTAAAGTATTTTCCTAAGCTGAAAATACCAGGAATATGGCAGGGTGACTTTATGTTTGATTCTTCTGATTTAAGAAAAGAGACTATTGATGGAGAAAAGATGGTATCGTTTACTCCGAATACTATCACCTATGCGGTCCCATTAGATCAACCTCTAGCTAAAAAAATTCTAAAAGCGAAAGTCGGTGTTATCTGGCACACTTCATATAATGGAAATACTATTGCGGATCTATCCGCAGTATTCAAAGTAAATGTTCCGAGTCTAGCTAAAACGAGTGATGTGTGGGCCGGAGACACAGATTTTAACGATGTATCAGGTACCGCCACATTTACTCAAGCAGAACATAAAGCGGTTTTGAAACGAATTGTGGACGCACGAGCATTTCTAAATCGATTGTCCAAGAAAGGAATGAAAATTCTTTTTGGAGATACCGATATAGCATATAACTTAAACATCTACATTAATGACTTGACCAGACAAGGTAATAAATTCTCAGGAAATAAACAAAAGGCTCTTGCTGGATACATCGATTTCACAAGAGCAAGATATAAAAAGATGGCGGATAAATTGAAATCTGCTAAAGCTAAAGAGAAGAAAATGGCTGAAGCGGAAGCGATAGTCAAAACACTCAATTCGGACAGAAAAATTGGTGGTACTCTTGCGTGGGCGATGGAGTGGCACGATGTTGTTTCTGATATCAAATTAATGTTAATTAAGAAGATGGAACAAGTTAACAGTATTCCAGCGTTTATGAAAACAGCAAGTGGATATGAAGTGACTGGTCCTGAGGGATTTGTTGCTGTAGATCATATGAGCAATAGTGCAATCAAGTTAGTAAATAGATTGGAATTCAGTAGAAATAATTTTAACGCAATTAAGAGTTGGGGAAAATGATTAATCATAAAATAGCTGGTTTAGCATTCGGAATATTAGGAGTCATATTTTTGGTTCTAGAGAATTCACATATGGGACATTCAGACGGAATGGCTATGAGTCATTCTACAAGTTTTTTAGGTATGAGTGAAATGAGTTGGATGTGGTTTTCAATGGCAGTAGTACATTACTTAATTAAAGATTGTTCTTGCAAAGGAAAATAATGTTAACTTACGAAGAATATCTAGAGGAAGCTAAGAACAAACCCGTAGTATTTACGTTCGGACGATTCAATCCCGTGACCAATGGACACGAAATAGCAGTTAATGATATTATCAAAAAAGCAAAGGGTGGAACCCCAATGATATTTACTAGTCAGTCCCACGACAAGGACAGAAATCCTCTGACCTATAATGACAAGACAAAATATTTGAAGAAATTTTGGGGTAAAATGGTAGTGAAAGATACCTCAATCAAAACTGCTTTTGATGCTCTTAGGTGGTTATCCGACAAAGGATATAAAGACGTAACATTGGTGGTAGGTTCTGACAGAGTAGCTAAATTCAGACAATATATCACTCCATATATCAAACATAAAGATAAGAGCAAGTCTTACGAATTTGACAAATTTGAGGTCATACAAGCTGGTGCGGCTCGTGGTAAAGGAAATGCTATGAGTGCTACGCTTATGAGAAAAGCCGCCAAAGATGGAGATTTTGAATTCTTCAGTAAGGGTGTTCCATCAATGTGTTCCAAAAGAGATGCAAGAGCAATGTATGATGATGTTCGAGATGGTATGGGTATTCGAGAGGAATATCTTGAATTTGGAACAAAGAAAACTACGAAAAAGTATAAAGAATGGACTCCCGGACAATCGTTTGTCGAGGAGATTACAAGTGTAGACTTAAAACAAGTAGAAGCATTTGCCGACAAGATTTTCGCCAAAGTCGGAATAGATGTGGAATTTACTAGACATTTTTTAGAGAGAGTTAACGACAAGCGAAACGGAAAACAAATTAATGTCGCAGAATTGATCAGATTATTCAAGGAGACATACAAGAAACACGGAAAGAATATACCTAAACTTGGTACGGATGCTCAAGCGGTGTTAAACGACACTCAAACAGACCTCAATCTTCCGTTTGTATTAAAATGGGATCGAAAACTAGAAGTATTTGATCTTGTTTCCAAGACCATAATGCGTAAGAAAGATTTCAAAACCTCTAACCCCAAGTTAAAAGTATAAATAGTAAGTAAAGGTACAATGCAAAAAATGCTGTTATTTGTTATGATGACGGCGATATGGATGGTTGCTAGTTGCACACCTAGGATGGATAGTAATGGATGTTATGGATACTGGTATGACCCAGGCTTAAAACGAGGAACACTATTAAAAAATCAAAATTATATCAGTCCATATAGACAATGCGTGGACGATGATAAAATTCATTTAGATAAAGGACGAAAACCCTACGGTTGATATGTTTACAGGTTGGGAAAAACTTTTTTGGATAGGGATAGCAATACTAGGTATATGTCTAGCGTATACTTGGAGACTAGAAGCAGTAATGTTATGAAATTTAAGAATTATGCCCAATTAGATGAGAAGTTAATCTTAATATCTAACGGTAAAAAATACGGACAGGTTGTTTTTCTAGTGGGTGGTGCTGGATCTGGTAAAGGATTCGCATTATCTAATTTTCTAGAAAAAGAGAAGTTCAAGGTACGTGATGTTGATGAATGGAAGAGATTATTGCTAAAAATATCTATGCTGACCCGTGATCCAGAAGGCTGGGCTCAAATGCAGACCCACGCTTCCTTTATTGATCCAGAGAAATATAAACCCCTAAAGAATCTCGATTTGAGAAAGCCTGAGGATGTGTTTAAATTTCATAAGATTGTCGATGATATGGGAATCAAATCAAAGACTTTGGATGCTTTATTAGACAATGCTACTGGAAAAGATAAAGGAACGCTACCCAATATACTCTTTGATATGACGGGTAAAAGTCTCGATGAATTTGCTAAATTTATGCCGAAACTTCTGAATACGGGGTATAATCCTGCGAATATTCACATTGTATGGGTTTTGACCAATTATTCAATAGCATTATCCAACAACTTAGATCCAAAGAGAGGTCGAGTTGTACCAGAAGACATACTGCTTAAAACTCATAAGGGGACTTCCGAGACAATGTTTGACTATATACAGAGTAAGGGGAAGAAACTTGCAATTAATGGTCAGATACACGTAATACTAAATAATAGAGAGAATACCATATTTTATGGTAGTACAATGAAAAAAGAGCGGATATCTGCTATTACTGGTAAGAAAAATGATGGTGTCATAAAGGATTTCAAATATTTGACCCTAAAAGAACGGGGTAAACCTATGATGCCAGCTAAAAAAATTCAGAATCAATTGTATAAGTGGATTGTAGATAACATTCCTACAGGAGATTTACTGAAGAGCCTCATAGACAGAGGTGTTAAACAAAGCAAACGTAAACCTAAAAGGTGATTATGACTAAAAAAGAATTAGTAAAGCGATTGGAAGAAGGCCCGGTTAGAGTAATTATTGATGGAAAACTCCGTCAGTTGACTCGCAAAGCCGCTAATTCCGAACAGAAGGCTAAATACAAATCGTTAGATGAAGGATCTAACATTGGTGTCTGGGATATGGGTATCGCAGGTATTACAACAATTACAGCCAAATCAGTTGAAACTATGATTGGATACGGCTTAAATACTGAGCCATCTGGTGGAACTGTTGAACCTGTAACTGATGGAGATATAGGAGATCCTCAGTCTGGTGAAAATGCAGGTGTAAAAAGTGAATAAAACACAAAAAGAAATTCTCGCCTCTTCAGAAGAAGATATAATGACTCCAGAGGAATGGGAATTTGCTACAGACAAATTCAAAGATATTAGGAAGGAACCTAAAATGAAAACCGCTACACGATTCAAACAATATCGAAATGAAATTCACGAAGGGGTATCTGGACCTACCCGAATGGAAATACAAAAATTTTTCGATAAACAAAAAGGAACTCAGAGAGCCAGATTAAACAAAACAGCGGAGCGTTTTAATATTCGTGATGTTATTGTTAATGCTAAAGGTACAGTAGTGGGCTATAAAATATCAGAAGACGAGGTAGACGAAAAACACGGTGGTCCCCATTATGCAGGTTCCAGACACAAGAAAATTGAGAGAGACAAATATAGAAAGAGAAAAACTTGGTCAGCAATGCAAGATGATAATGACCCAGAACTTGAAGAAGGTACTGTACTTCAAATAACAGATGTTGACAAATGGACTACAGAAATTTACAAAGGATTAAAGGCTGGATGGAAATCAGTCGCAAAATCTACTCTAGGTGGTGATGAAAATGTAGCCATAATGATAAAGGTTACAGTAGAACCAGAGAAGGACTGGCCGAATAAGATATTACATAATGCAAGTTTTGGTATGATCCGTATTGCTACGGATGGTACAATGGAAATGTTTGCTTCTGGACATAAGATAAAAAATATGCGAAAGACTAAGGTCAAGTCCGCCAAAGATGTAGTAAGTAAAATTAACAAGTGGCTTAGCACAATTGATGTTCAGGAAGTATATTCTGAAGGTAAATCAGCATACGACAAAGAAATCGCCGCATTTCTCGCAAAAGGTGGAACAATCAAAAAACTCAAAGTTTCCAAAAAAGATGTCGAGAAAGTAGCTAAACAGTTTCGGAAGAAATATAAGACTATGCAACAAAAAGAAATTGAGTTGGATATAAAAGACAAATTGGAAAGGGAAAAGAATAAAGAGAAAGACGAAGATTTAGAAGCCGAAGCTAAATTAAAGAAGAAGAAACAGAAAGGCGACCGAGAATTTGCATTCGGAATATCAAGAAAAGGTGGATCTGGAGCTGGTAGAGGATATGGTAAAAGAGGTGGAGGTCCTATTGTGATGGGAGAAGAAGTCACCGAAAAAGATTACGATGCTCTAAAGAAGGGCGATATCATTACAATAGACTTCAAATCCTCTATGTCTTCTGGTAAAGCTACTTTTAAAGTAACAGCAAAAAATGTGGTTAATAAGGGTAAAGTAGGAAAGGTCACATTAAAAGATGTTAAAAGACCTGGAGGTGTCAAATTTTACTTGTACAAGAGAGGTAACAAAGTATCTCTTGCTCAAGGAGATATGGCGGCATCCGTTGTGAAATACACAGTAGAACACCTTGAACTTACAGAAGCAAAAATATTAAAGACCGGCACAAAAGTAAGAGTTCCACATCCTGCAAAAGGTAAGGGAATGGTAACAGGGAAAATTGTTAGATATGATAAAGGAGGCGGTGGATACAGTCCATTTTATGTTGTAGATATCGGTGAATATAAGTCTGAGAAAATTCCTGCTCACAAAATTCAAACAGAAGAAATACAAGGAAATTCGGTTACTATGAGAGAAGGATATGAAAAGGCTGTGCTACTCAGTCTAGAAGACGAAGGAATTGACGGTTATTTTGATAATGGAAAAGTAGTTGTTTCTAAAAGGGATGTAAAGAGAGCCAAAGCTGTCCTCGATGATGATCCTGATATTCGCAGAACTCCAAAAATTGTTGGAGAAGCCGTAACAATCTTTGAAGTGCTTAAAACTAAAGACAAGTCCGTAATAGATTCTTTCTATGACCAGAAACCCAAAGAAGGGAGATTGATGTCTACTGATGGTAAGACCCTAGAGAAAATGGGTATGGGTGGACAAGAAATAGCGAGATGGGTGAACGGTAAGATTAAGATTACCGCAGTAAGTGATGTTAAATCAACCGAAACTATTCTCAAATATATGAAAGCCTCTATCCCTAAGAATAACTTTGAAGAATTTGTAAACGAGAGAGATTATCGAAAAGAATACGATAACTACCAAGGTAAGCCTGAACAAATCGCTAGACGGTCCTCACGTAATCAAGCAAGGAGAATTATGGGAGACAAAGCTGAAGAAGGTAAGGATGTAGGTCATAAGGATAACAATCCTATGAATAATGATCCTAAGAATCTACGAAACGAAGATCCATCCAAGAATCGAAGAGAACCTCGATTGAGGAAAAAGATGGAATCATTTGTGGGATTTGCTACAGAATCAGTAAGAAATGATATACATAATGGTTCAATTATGGCTGGAATTGAATTAGAAAAATATGCAAAGAAGAGTGGCGGAATCGACAAAGCTGATATGCTGGCTACAGCCGCTATTCTGAAGAAGGGAAAATTACCTCCCGTAAGTAAAATTCCAGATGATACAGATCCAAGAGACAAGGTTTATTCGATAATTGGAAAACATCTTAACAAGAAATATCTCAAAAAATATAAGGGTGATTCTCCTTCATTCGATTCATATTTGAAAGAACAATGGGAGCTTGATGAACGCAAATTAACTCCTACTGAAATCAAGCGCCGAGAAGAGATTGCTCAGGAACTAGATGATGATAAGTTTAAAAAGCGTTATGGAGATGATTGGAAAAGCGTTAAGATGGGTGTCGCCACGAATATGGCTAAAAAGGAGTCATTCGATGTGTGGTTTGAAGCACGGTATAAATACAAAATAGACCACAAGACTTACACCTCTGCTGTGGAAGAAGCCCTCCTGGTAGCAGATAAAGCAGGTTATGAAGTTGATATGGATGATTATTTTAATCAGATAGCAACTGGACCTCGCAAACCGAGCGAAGGTAAGACGAATACCTTTAAGATCGGCTTGGAAAAAGGAGGGAAAGAGCAGAAAAAGAGACTTCAAATCCAAATTTACGGTAAAGGTAAACACGGATATGAATTGAATTGTTACATCCAATAAGGAGAATACTATGGCTGAGAAAATTGGGACCACAGTCGAAATACCAAAACCAGATGAAAAACTGTTAAAGAAGGTAGTCGCAGAAAATACGGCTATTTTGAAGAAAACTACATATAGAAAAGAAGCTCCGACATACGCTAATCATACAGCGGTATCATCGGATGAAAGGGTTAGAGAACTAGCTAAATGAGAGATAGTATGAAAGATTTGATTGGAATGAATAAAAAAGCCCTTGAAGCATATGGGCGAACAGTAGGTATCGAATTAGACCGTCGAGAGTCTAAAGACAACTTAATCACACAATTAGAGGACCATATTATGGGTAAAAAATCTAAAAAAGGAAAATCAGGACTGAAACACGCTTTTGATGCGGCTAAGGATGCAGTATCAACCGCTACAGAAACAGTTAGTGAAGCGAAAGTTCTTCTACGAGATGCAAGTACTGGAGTTTTTTACGAAGGTAAAAAGCCTGCAGGCGCTAAAGGAAAAGCCGGTACTAAAGGTGGAGTACCTTTCTGGGAAGTGTAAATGTTTATAAAGGTAGTTGACACAATTGTTACTCAAGAAATTGAGCCTGAAGAAGTAAAAACACCGCTTAAAGAATATAATGATAAAGCAACCGATAGAGTCGTACTTTCCAAAGTTGACCAACCAAAACATAATGTTTTATATGGCGACTCATTACAACGACCGACAGGGGAGCGTAAGTGAAGAATTCTATGAGGACATTAATAGAATTAAGTACATTAAGCGCCTGATATCCAAATACGTAGATACAGGAAAACTCAAGAGTCGGCTGTTAATGAATCACTTGTTGGTTCTAATTAATGTTTTTGGATCATTTGCTTGTACACGTATATTGATGTATAAAATAGATCCGAAAAATCACGAGATTATTGCGACTTTTCTTGATGAGTTAAAAGCATTAACTCCAGAATTAAAATCTTTATTTACGATAGACAAAAAAGTGAGATCCATCATAAGGGAAGAATTGAAATGAACCCAAAATTTAGAAAAACATATCCCGGTAAGGGTTGGGTATACGGTACCGACGATCAGCCGCCAAACCCTAAGAAGAAAGATATTATATGGATATCACAGGTACATCGTTGGGATTCTGAAGTAAGAAGTCCCAATACTAGATTTATCATAATGAAAAAGAAAGGTAAATTTAGTATGTATGCTATAGACGATAAAGAGGGACACATATTATTCCATTTCGGGGACAAGAAAGATTATGAATCTGCAAGAGAGTTTGCGTCCATTAGAAAATGGAGACAATCTACCAGTATGAAAGAAGAGGTCATACTAAACGAAGTTAGTGCCAAGACGGTTAAAGGTGCGGGCTCCGCCGCGTTGGACTTGTATTTTGTATACAAGTTCGCTAAGTTTATTGCTATGGAATGGACCGACTGGCCGGCTTATAAATTAGGAATTATCGATGATGAAGGTAAGATCATTGATAAACAACGCAATACGGCAGAAAAGAAATTTGCTTATACATTATTTCATCGCCTTCTTAGAAATTTGAAAAGATTAATAGAGAAGGTACCTGGAATGAAAAGCAAACTTAGCAAAGCCGTTGCCGCATATTTTCTATTTAAAGAGCATTGTGTACAAAACGGTGCAGATGGAGATATGTTAGACGAAGAATTTCGTAAATATATAAATGAAAATATGCCGCTTTATGAATCAATGCAAATTGATGTATTGATGAAACAGCATATATTATTGGAGAAGGTGAAATATGAGTAATGTAGTAGGTGATGGATCAGGACCAGTAAACGTTCAGAAAGATGTTCCTTTATTTACCAAACCTTGTGGTAAAGCGTTTGGGTGTGATTATTGGACAGCTCCAGATACAGCAACATATGATAATGTTCGACTTGGGAGACAAAAATATCAACGTTGGAATTCATTTGTTGGTAAGACTGACTGGGCTAAGGGAGTGACAGCATTTGCGAAAAAATTCCCCAAAGGTGGTATGCTGATGAAACATCCAACCGATCCAGTATTTCAAGTGATACGAAGATAATTATATGGCTCAAGAGAAGCAAGTAAAATTGTTGTTTTGCAACAATTCTATTGTGCCTGTCTTTTGTCCATTTAGAGATTCGATCCCCAAAGTATGTTGTTGTACGTGTCCATTAAAATGGGAGTGCCACGCAAAACAAAAGGAAATGGCAGAAGATACTGGCGACTATAGCAATGTCTTACCTTGCGTTCAGTTAACGGAAGAAGACGAAAGAGATTATTGTAATGATTGTGACCATTTGACTTGACATACATCATCAATTGGTGTATAATACGTAGATTATGGACTATATTGACTCAAAATACATCGGAATTCTAGGTGTTCGATTAGAACAATTCAAAAAGAAGGGTAAAGCCCTCTGGAACTTCAGATGTCCTTTCTGTGGCGATTCAGCCAAAGACAAATTAAAATCTCGTGGCTACATCTTTGAAAATAAAGGAGATGTACTGTATAAATGTCATAACTGTGGAATAGCTACTGGATTGACCCAATTAATCAATCACATAGCACCTACCCTAAAACGAGAGTATATTCTAGAGAAATATAGACACAGCCCATCTTCTAGGAAATCGATAAAAAAGACTGAAGACTTCTTTAAGACGAATAAGGCTCCAGCAATCAAAGCCAATCCCCTCAAACATCTCACTTGTCTGGATTTATGTGATGTTAATCATCCAGCACGAGCATATATAAGACAAAGACAAATCCCCTCCCATCAAATTTCGAGACTGTTTTATACAGAGACTTTTAAAGAATGGACTAATACGATTGTCAAAAATAAATTCAAAGACATTAAAAAAGACGAAGGGAGAATTGTTATTCCGTTCTTTGATAAAGATGATAATTTAATTGCATTTCAGGGCCGGTCACTTGATGAAAATAACCCTTTACGTTATATAACCATAAAGGTTACAGAAGACGAATGTAAGATATTTGGATTAGACAAAATAGACGAATCGAAACCTGTATTTGTTGTAGAAGGACCCATAGATTCATTGTTTCTAGATAATGCAATTGCAATGGCCGGGAGCGACCTGTCTAATTCTTGTAATCTAAATAGTGATACAAAATTTGTTATTGTAATGGATAACGAAAATCGAAATAGAGAGATAGTCAAAAAAATTGAAGGGTTTATAAAAAGAGGATATTCGGTATGTATTTGGGATGAGAAAATCCAACAGAAAGATATAAACGATATGGTTCTTTCTGGTATGAGTCCAGAAGATATACAGGCTTCTATTGTAGCAAATACATTTGAAGGATTACAAGCGACTTTAGCTTTAAATAATTGGAAACGTGTATGAGTGGTGGAAAAAGTGTAGCAACAAAATCAAGATGGAAGTCTCCTGATAAGTTTTTCCCCGTTGCTGTGGATAACTTTTTTGAAAATCCGGAGGCTATTGTAAAGTATGCGAAAAAATTACCCTTTCAATCGACAGGAAGACATCCAGGTAAGAGAACACGAAATTTATGGGAAATCAATAAGGATCTTCATACTGCGATATTATTGAAAACCTTAAGTTGCTACTATGACCTTGATTATCAGAGTATAGAGTGGGAATCCAGCATTATGGAATTTACTGAAATTCCACGATATGCTAAGGATAAAAATGATGTTAGAAATAAAGGTTGGATACACCAAGATGTAGCTATACTAGGTAATGATGATTTAGCGGGATTGATATATCTCACACCAGATATTGATCCTGATTCTGGTACATCATTATGGACTTTAAAGCCTGATGCGAAAGTGATAATAAACGCAGAAGAAGAGTGGTCCGCACCGGGACAAGGAGAAGAGTATGCAAAACAGTATTTAAAACAACAGGAAAATCTAGTAGAAAAATTCAGATTTCAGAATTTCTTTAATCGACTAATAATGTATGATACTAATGAATTTCACGGTGCAAATAGCTATTGGAATGATGTTAATAAAGATCCGAGATTAACTTTAGTGTTCTTTATAGGAGGAATAGTGTCAAGTGGAGACTATCCTTTGAGAAGAGTGAAAAGCGGAGAATTTGATAAAATAATTAATACTCTTACATAATGATTGATATAACATTTTTTACAGAAATAGAAGAACTTAAAATTGCGAATCCTCCAATATCATCAAGAGATTTTTGGCCGGAGTGGTTCAAAAAACAGAAAAATGATAAGGAAACGAATGACAAGTTAACTGTAAAAAGCTGTCCTGGAATACTTGATGTTCTTTGTTACGGATATATTATTCCATTGTGGTCAGATTATATGGTGGTACGGCTTCCTATATCTGAAAAATGTCCACAAGGTATTGGATGGAGAACGCCACCTAACAATCTAGGTCATTTTTGTGCAGACACACATCCACAAGGTCAAATAGACAGTTATCCTTTTCCTAAAGACACGTTTAAAGGCTCGTTCAAATTGATAAATCCGTGGTCTATCAGAACGCCTCCTGGGTATAGTTGTTATTTTACAGCACCCCATTACAACAAACATCCGAACTTGACAATCCTAAGTGGGATTGTAGATACAGACATTTACCACGAGGGGCATATCAATACTTGGTTTACTGCTCCGATGAATGAAGAAATACTTCTTCCCTATGGAATGCCTGTAGTACAAGTAATTCCTTTCAAACGGGAGGAATTTAAAATGAGAACCGAAGTGGGAGATCATCGTACTACCAGTAGTAAGGTGACCCAATTCATTCATCGTTCTATGTTTGCTAAACAGCATTATAGAAATAAGCTACTTATAAACCGATATAAATAAAGGAAAGAAGATGCCGATTTTTGATTTTGAATGTGAGAAATGTGGAGAGATCAAAACAGAAATAGTGAAGTATTCTAAAGATATGCACAAGAAACTGGATAAATGTGAATGCGGAGCTAAGAAATATAAACGACTTATGACGGTTAGTTGGGGTTATACTCAAGATTTAACAACATACGACCGAAAAGAAATAAGAGAAGCAGAAAAATTGATATCTAAATAATTGGAGGTAATATGGAAGCCCATACGGCAGAAGATATAATATGGATGTTATGTGCAGTTGCAATGGTTGGAGGTGCATTATTCATCGGAAGAAGATTTAGAGATTCCCTGGGAATGAAAATATTACGAATACTAGTGTATCCGTTAATTATGATAGGAAAAATTCTTGATGGAAATTGGTGGGCAGATAAGATAGGAGAAAAGTCTGGTGCATATGAGAAAGCACGAAATAATCCAGTAGCAAAATGGTCAAGAGAACTAGCTGGTTGGAAATGGTGGGTATATCAAATAGGAGTAGGAGGAATCGGCTTAATAGCAATAGAACTTGTTTTGAACTTAGTGGGATTAAGTCTATTACCGTGGAGATGGTAGATGAATAAACAGGAAACTGAATGGGATAGAGTTATGCGGGCTTACCATAAAGGTAATGCAATGCGGCTCAAAGAACTCAAAGCTAAAAGAGAACGGCACCGTGAAGTATATGAATCAAAGGGAGAAAAATCGACCTGTGAAGAAATTCAAGCTATATTTAAAGCCGGTGGATTTATTATTGATGTAAGAAATCCTGTTGACTATATATCAGGAGGGAAAATACACAATTCAGTTAATGTTCCAATACAGGAAATAATAAATTGGTGCAATGCGAATGAAGAAATAAATTATGATACAGAAATTCTTCTGTATTCAAATTCCGGAAATTTAGCCGGATCAGCTAAACAAATGTTAGAAGCACATCTATATACCAATGTGACTAATATCGGTACACACAAATGGTATACACTTTGTAGCTAAACTTTTCAATATGTCGTTATAAATACGACTTGAAAGATAGGAGTATTTTAATGATAATAGTAAATATGGACTGCGATGACTGTCAAGGAACCTGTACAGTCGAACACGATCTTGAGGAAACATTATATGAAGTAGAATATTGTCCTTTCTGTGGTGCGGAAGATATTCAGATAGAAATAACTGAGGAAGAGTGATAATTGGAATCGACTATTCAATGACATCACCAGCAGTTTGTCTGGGACCGATTCCTTTTAGATATGATACCTGTAAGTTTATGTTCATCACGAAAAACAAGAAACTTGATGGACCCCACTCCCCAAACATCATCGGACACTCTTTATACGAGTATACAGACAATCTAGAAAGATTTACAAAACTTGCTGATATGACCGTAGACTGGATAATCTCTCAGTCTTCAACCATATGGCAACTAACTGGAGTTACCCCAAATTCTATTGGTATAGAAGGATATGCTTTCGGTGCTAAAGGACAAGTATTTAATATAGGTGAAAACACCGGAATACTAAAATATAAATTAGCCGAAAGGGTATCTGATGATATTAATGTTCATTCCCCTACTACAATCAAAAAATTCGCAACTGGAAAAGGAAACGCTAATAAAGAATTGATGTACAAAGCGTTTGTTGATGAAACTGGAGACGACCTTGCTCAATTATTTGAATTCGATCCTTACACGGGACAATCCCCTGTCTCTGATATTATAGATTCTTATTATATAGCCAAATACCAGCATTCAAACTCATAAATATCTATATTATGAGTGAAGAACCCCAACAAGTTATTCAAGAAGACATATTTAAATATGATCCGATTACCGAATGGAATAATCTAGTAATCGAATTCGGAATGCCGTCTACGGATGGTAACCTGCGACTTACTGAAATCTGTTTGGCTGCCGAATCTTGTCTAGAAGCCTCCAATAACGCTACAAAATTATCTTTTACAGATATCGCCTTTGAACCAGCAAGATTCTCTCCTGTTCAAAAAATCATAAGAACTCTTTTTGGAGAAGAAACTGGTATAGAGATAGAAACTTACGCGGCTGTAGAAGCTGGAGTTGCGTATTTTATGAGTCCTCCCGTTTCAGTTGATATTGCTATATTAGAAAAACATTGGGCAGTAGAAGTTATCAATCAAAAAATGGATATTGGTTTTCAGCCCGTCTATAAAGATATCTGGACAGATCCTTATGAAGAAAAACTCGTAAGAAATGCTACCTGGCATCGAAGATGGACAATGAATCCACTTGCAGTCGGAAATGTTGTGAGGGGTAATAGACCTATTACCGGTAATTGGGATACTGATGGAGAACCATATTGGGAAATAACTTGGGAAGCAATCGATGTGGGTAAGTGTAGTTATGGTGGAGCTAATGATCAGTTATCTTGTGAATCAACACAGATTCCAGGAGGTGGATTTTGCAGACAGGCAGACTTTGATCAACCTCGTGTTGCTAGTGGACAATACACAGCCACCTGTACAGATCCTCAATACACGACAAGAACAACCTGTATGAATTCCACCATATCATTTTGTTCTGATCCACAATGGGTAACTCAAAATGATTGTGAAAGTCAAATACCACCAGAAACTTGGACAACGACCAATGCGGGAAATACTTGGCAAGTACATCATCAAGTGTATAATGATGTAGAGGAACTTCTCCCGATAACTGAAAGTCTTTGCGAAGGAATATATGGTGGTGGAACTTGGTGGTCTTCTCAGAATTATAGTGGTGGTGATTTGATTCCTGGAAAATGCTATTACACTCATCCATCTTACAGTTATCAATGGTATGTCCACTCCCAGATTGAAACAAGAGAAGAATGTATGGTCACAGCCTCCACTTGGACAAACTGGGATCCATACTATAGAATGTGGATAGAACAAACTAATGCGTGGACACAAGAATATGCAAAATGGAGACCATCTCAGTCAACTATGAATTATCATAAACATTATAATATATTAACCCACGATAATCATAGAAAATGGCCAGGAGTTCACGTAACAGATATACACAATATGATGGGTACCACGCATCGAATGTATTATTATGATGTTGGTGGTAGTTGGGGTAATGGTCCAGAAGTTGGTCGATCTTCTATTGCAACTTGGGTTACTAACACATTTGACTGGCCGGACAATGATCATACCTTTGATTATTGTTACGATTCAGGATGGAATCCAATTCCTGAATGGTCTCCTCCTGCTTATAACGATCAAGGAGCAGCCTGTGAAGCCTCAGGAACTTGTAGTGATGCTACATTTGATAATAGAGAAGCCGAGTGTATCGCTCCACATCATTGTTCAGATGGTAGCGGAATGAATGAGAGTGATTGCGTAAATCATCATCATTGTAGTAATTCAGCCTTTAGCGACAGTTCCTCCTGCACAAATGCAGGTATATGTTCCGTAACTATTTGCTTTGGTAGTTGGGGATGTCACACCTTTCCTGCAAGTAATTACAGTGGCAATCCTTCTGGTTGTGCCGCAATTGGAGGTTCATACTCCTATCACGGATATACTTGGAATAATTCAGGATATACGTGGGATCAGACACATACTTGGACAGATGATAATTATCAATGGTCGACTCAAGTCCCGTATATTGAAGTTGATGTTCCACCAGATCCTGAATATTACTGGAATCTTTCATTTCCAGCACACACATTTGTAAATACTAACGACAGTATGATTGGAGCTGAATATGGATATTCTAATGTATCTTCAGGACAACAACCGAATTTTTCTAAGATTCGATGGAAACCACCTCAATATAATTCCGATGAGTGGGATAAAACTTATTTCAGACCTGATAAATTTAGAATTTATCGTGCTCCTTATTTTTCTCCACTTAATTTGCAATTAACAGATTCCGATTACGAAGCAGATATGTGGAAACTTGCAGGAGAAGTTATATGTACTGATGATTCAGCTTACCATTATTTTTATGATTCTCGGGAAGATATGATGAAAGAAAATTTAGCCGCTTTCCAAGGAGCATATTATGCTATTACCGCAGTATGGGAAGATTGGAATTACAAAAGAGGATGGAAACTTGACCGATTTGATGGTCTGTCTGGAGTATCGTGGGATCCTCGATATAATCAAAGTTGGTCATCTTATGTTACCTTAACTCATCCGCAAGGTTCACAATATGGTACCTATAGAGTTAATGGAACTTGCTCCAGTTATAATACCACATATATGGATCAAGCATCTTGTGAAGCCGCTGGTACTTGTTCTGATAATACTTGGACAGATGAAGCAACCTGTATAGTCAATGGAACCTGTTCTAATAATTGGAATACAGGTGGAGGCTGGCCGTGGACTAATCAAACAGATTGTGAAAATGGTGGATATTGTAGTGGAAACTCTAATTATCACAATAATCGATCTGGCTGTGAATACTGGGGTACCTGTGGGAATGCTACTTATAACAATAATAAAGCGGGATGTCTACAATGGGGAATGTGTTCCGATTCTCAGTATAATAATCAAGGAGAAGCAATGTGTTTAGGAGCTTCAGGATGGTGTACTAATGGAACGTATGTCACTCTAGAATCTTGTGAAAACGCAGGAGCACAATGGAATTCCAATAATAGTTGGAGTGCAACGTATAACTGGTGGCCGAGTTACACTTGGTATCAAGAAACTTGGAGCCTAAATACTTGGAGCAATTCTGGTTATTGGTGGATCACTGGATCCTGGAGTGGTAATTATAACAATGTTAGTTTAGGTGAGGTTGAGAATTGGCTAAACGGTGGAGGTCCATCTTGGTCAGATAACGTAAATGCCATTAAAATAAGTAGTATGGGATCATATAGAACTTATAGAGCATCGGGATATTTCAAAGCACCTGTAACTGGAACATACACTTTTGAAATTAAATCTGATGATGCTTCTTATATGTGGATGGGTGCTAATGGTCAAGATATGTACTACTTGGTCAACTGGAGAGATGAGCAAAATTATCTATGTGCCGCTCCAGGCCAGCACGGTGATAGAATTCATTTTGGACAAATCTATCTTACAGAAGGACATATATATCCTATGCTTGCTTATCAAGAAAATACCCAAGGACCAGGCTCTTTTGAACTTGCAATGAAGATTCCAAGTGGAGCTTGGAATGGTAACTCAGGTGATGAATGGAAATATGTAGCCCCTTATGTAATGCCTGGAGACGAGATTCCGACTGCAATAGGAGATGGACAAACAGTAGAGGGTAAATGGGCGGCAACCTCTGTTTATGCTTATTATACTGACTGATGATAAATGTCTTGACAAATCTATTTTATGTCTGTATAATACTTACATTACCAACATCAAAAACTATGTTGATTGGACTTTTTTACGCATATATCTATATGCACCTACTTTTAAATTACTGGTATTAATTATGGAAAAAACGAAAAAAATGGGAGATGGAGTATGTTGTCCCGTAGGAGAAGAATGCCCACCAGAACCTCCTAAACCCGAAGATATAACTGGATCTGTAAAACAATATGTTAATCCTTATGCGATTCCCTATGTTCAGAGTGACCATTTAAAGAATCTCATTAAGAAAAAAGAAGCACTTGACCAGAAACAGAGACCGCCAAAGTTGTAGAGAATTTAAAACTTGACAATGACCAGCAATTAACGTATAATGTCTATATGAAGTGAAAAATCAATCAATTCTTTAAGGAGAAATATGGCAGAGACATATAAGATTTTGATCACGGAGGACAATGCAGAGAAGGAGCTAACCCGTGAGGATGTAGTTGAAATGCTCTACAATGATGTAGCAACCGTTACATTTACCAAAAAAGACGGATCTGAAAGAGTGATGGAATGTACATTACTCCAGAAAGTTTTAGATGAACGAGCACCAACAATAGCTAAAAAGGATGATCCAGAAGAAGTAAAAGAACAATATACAAAAGATTTCAAAGAGTGGTTTAAGCCGATTGCAGGTGCTAATGAAGTAGAAGTCGCACCAGTTGTAGATAATGTACCACAGGTAAAAGAGCCGAATCCACATACTATTGCAGTATATGATATACCAGCAGACGGCTGGAGATCATTTAGACTAGACTCTATCAAGAGTATAGGGTTTCCCACCAGTATTTACACCGACGACGGAATCGTTTATCCAACGGAGTTTGGTAATCCACAATTATAATAAGGATCGTCTATGACAATGAGAAAGAACGATATTAAAGTTCTTTCCGAGGTCGAACACGTCCTTCTCCGCCCAGGAATGTATGTCGGGGACACCACTTTGGGGTCCCACGACAAATGGGTGATGAAGGATGGTTCAATCGTGAAGGAAAAAGTGAAAATTGTACCAGCTTTTCTCAAGCTATTTGATGAAATTGTGTCAAATAGTATTGATGAGGGATTCAGGACAGATTTCAAATTTGCAAACGAGATTAAAATTTACGTAGAAGATAATGGGAAAATAACGGTCATTGATAATGGTCGTGGTATTCCCGTTGTAGATATTCCAGATTTGGGTAAAACTCAAGCCGAATTAGCATTCACTAATTTACGTGCTGGAGCTAATTTTGAAGATGATGGTCACGTTTCAATCGGAACACACGGACTCGGTTCTACTTTAGTCAATATTTTATCAAAAAAATTCATAGCCCATACCGATGACGGAAAGAAGCATTTCCGACTACATTGCGGACACAATCTGTCCGAAATTGATACAGAGATAACAAAGACCAAAGGTGTTGTTGGGACTAATGTTTCATTTTTCCCAGACTTTGAGAAACTCGGTATGAAAGCAATTGATAATGACCACAAAAACCTGATTGAGAAGCGGGTTTATGATTTAGCAGTATGTTTTCCAAAGATACGATTTAAATTTAATGGTCGGGTCGTTCAAGCAAGCACATTCAAGCAATATCTTAAAAAAATTGGTGACCACTTTGTTGAACTAGAAACAAGTAAGTTTAAAGTGGCTGTTCTTCCAGCCGAAACATACGAACACATATCGTTTATTAACGGTATTGATACCTTCGGTGGTGGAGTACATAATGATATAGTTTCCAATGATATTAGCTGGACTCTGAAAGAAGCAATCAAAAAGAAGCATCGGATCGCAGTAAGGGCTTCGGATATAAAAAATCATCTATGTTTCGTTACTATTACGAATTCTGTGGGTGATCCAAAATTTGATTCTCAGACAAAAGAACGCCTGACGAACAATGCAAATGATATCAAACCCATATTCGACGGTATTCTTGATGAGAAATTTATCAATAGAATTCTGAGGAATGATGAGTTAATCCAACCCATTATTGAAACTCTTCTGCTTAAAAAGCAATTGGCTGATGCAAGAGCATTGAAAAAAGCCAATAAGGGAATGAAGAAAAAGAAAGTTGCTTCCCATATATCAGCATCTTCCAAATATCCTGAAGATAAGATACTGTTTATAACAGAGGGTCAATCCGCAATTTCCAATCTAATTAATGTAAGAGATACAGAAACCCAAGGTGGATTTCCATTGCGAGGGAAAGTACGTAATGTAAGAGAATTGAAACCCACCGAGATTATGAAAAACAAAGAATTATCTGAACTGATGTCCATCATAGGACTAGAACTCGGTGAACCAGCAGAAGATTTGAATTATGGGACCATTGGAATTCTAGCGGATGCTGATTTCGATGGATTCTCTATAGCCGCCCTTTTAATCAATTTCTTCTCTAACTGGAAAGAACTGTTTGAGGATGGGCGAATATTGTTGATTAAATCTCCAATTGTCATTGCTAAGAAGGGTAAGGAAGTCAAAAGATTCTATGATCTGGAAGACTATGCAAAGGAATCGCTTGACAATAGCTGGTCAATTGAGTATAATAAGGGGTTAGGAAGTTTATCAGTAGAAGAGTACGATTTAATGATTAATGATCCAATGACGGAAGTTATTAATTATGACGGTGAAGGAGATATTTCACTGGAAACTGCATTCGGAAAGAATCCTCTTCCGAGAAAACAATGGTTAATGCAATGAACATAACTGAACTAATAAACGGACAATATAAAGATTACTCAAAATACGTCCTGTATTCAAGGGCTATTCCTCATATGATTGATGGTCTCAAACCATCTCAGCGAAAGATACTTTATACGGCACTAAAAACTGCTAAAAATAGTCGTATTAAAACCGCCTCATTGAGTGGGAATACCATCTCACAAGCGAATTATCATCACGGTGATGCTTCCTTAAATGAAGCAATTACGAAGATGGTTCAAGTACACTCAAATAATATTCCATTACTTGAGGGTGAAGGGAGTTTCGGATCGAGATTAGTACCTGATGCCGCCGCACCACGATACACGTATGTCAAAATGAGCAAAAATTTTGATGCTTATTTTGCTGATACAATGGTAGCCGATAAAAGCATTGATCCCGAAGATCCAGAACCAGCATTCTATTTACCCATTATTCCGTGGGTTCTAGTAAATGGAGTCAAAGGAATTGCAGTCGGATTTGCTACAGAGATACAACCACGATGTCCAAAAGAAATTGCAAGATTATGTCAAGCATATCTTAATGGTAAAAATATAGACAATGAACTCCTACTTCCGGAATATCCTGAATTCTCTGGAGTTGTATGTGAGGAAAATGGTGAAGTGTGGTGTGAAGGAGCATTCAATCTAACAGGACACACCAAACTGGAGATAACTGAAGTTCCTATTGGATATACCAGAGAAACATATGTTCAAGTCCTTGATAAATTAGAGGACACTGGTAAGATTGTCTCCTATACAGACAAATGTGATAAATCGGGATTCAAGTTTGAAGTAACATTAAAGCGTGGTAAGCATTTGAAACATCACCAGATTGTCTCCCTATTTAAATTACGAAGAAAGATTAACGAGAATATAACCGTTATTACTCACGAAGGGAAACTGAAAGTCTACGATTCTCCTATAGGCATCATTAAGGACTTTTGTGATTATAGGATTCTCAAGTATAATGAACGATATAAGTATTTGATATCAGAAGGATCCGAAAATCTTAGGGTCATTCAGGATAAGATTAAATTCATTCAAATGATTATTGATGGGAGATTAGACTTCAAAAACAAAAACCGTCAAGCAATCAAAAAAGACTTGACAATTCACTTTGAGGAGCGTATAATAGACACACTTATAAAAATGCCTATTTACTCTCTTTGTCAAGATGAAAAAGATAAACTGGTCAAAGAGGGAGAGGATCTGCATAAACAGATTCAAGACTGGAAAGTAATCGATACGACTAAAGAATTTATTAAAGAACTGAAGAGACTATAATGGATTTTGTAGATGAAATACCAGAAGAAGCAGAAAAACCAGAACTTGTTCAAGCTATTAAGGAGCTGATTGTGGAAATTCGAGAACTTAAAGAGGCGATAAGGGAAATAAATGCTCCGCCATCGGAAAGCGGTGCGATATTGTGAAATGGATTCTACTAGTTTATATACTAACACCCAACCCAGGATTTGAAGCATTTGACAGACTTACTGGAGAATTCTCACAAAGACGAATGGAATTTGTGATGGAATATGAACATTGTGCTAAAATGCAACTTCACATTAATTATATTCATAATTTCGTAGGAATTACTCCATATCCATTTGTGAAATCGTTATACACAACTCATATAACGAATGGCGAAAAGGTATTAGGACGGTGTATATATGCTGATCCAGAAAATGTTCCCGAATGGGCAGAAGACTTTTTGGGAGTTCCACCAACCGAGAATTAATTATGATATTGATTGATTTCAATCAGGTAATGATTGGAAATTTGATGATGAATGCAAAAACTCAGGCTGATGTATCTGAGGACCTACTACGACATATGATTTTGAATACGCTTCGGATGTATAGGAAGCAATTCAATAAACAGTACGGAGAGATAATCATATGTAATGACAGCCGACACTACTGGAGAAAGGATGTATTTCCTCTGTATAAAGCAGGCCGGAGTGAAGGTCGAGAAAAATCCCCATTTGACTGGGAAATCATCTTTAAAATCTTTGACCAGCTACGGGAAGATTTGAAAGAGCATTTTCCCTATAAATTCATAGAAGTGTTAGGTGCTGAAGCGGATGATGTTATAGGAGTAATATGTAAATATCATCACGCCGAAGAAAAAATCCTAATTCTTTCCTCTGATAAAGACTTTATCCAACTACACAAATACAAAGGAGTCCAGCAATATTCTCCTATGCAGAAGAAATTTGTACGACATCCTTCTCCCCAAGCATATCTCAAAGAGCATATTCTACGAGGAGATAGGGGTGACGGTGTACCAAATTTCCTTTCTGCGGATGATTGTCTTGTAGAAGGAGTCCGACAAACCCCTATTGCGAAGAAAAAACTAGATGTCTGGTTGACTAAGAAACCAGAGGAGATTTGCGAAAATGCCGAACAGACTGAACGTTGGAGAAGAAATGAACAACTCGTGAATCTAGATAAAATTCCCGAAACCCTCGTTAGTGATATAGAAAACGCTTATAATAGAGTACCTCCAGGTAGTCGAAATAAACTATATAATTATTTTGTTATGAATAGGTTGTCTAAATTAACCGATGTGATTACGGATTTCTGATATGAATGACCAAGAAAATGTACGTAAAATTATGGATGATTGGGTTCCAGATATTCTAACGGAACTTGAAAGCGACAATTCACGTTTATTCAAGGAGGAAATCCTCCGAAAGAACCTGGATAACGAGACTCTAAAGCGTGTCCTGAAAGCCGCTCTTGATCCCTATACTCAATATTATCAGAGAAAAATTCCTAAATATAGTCGAAAAGAAGATCAACCCATTAAGAGTTTGAACTGGGCATTATCAGGACTAAACCAATTGACCAGTAGGGAATATACTGGAAACGCCGCCATTGATCACCTTCAAAAGATTCTCAGCTTAGTGACTGAAGAAAATGCTGAAGTTATTAAACGAGTGGTAACGAAGGATTTGAAGTGCGGAGTATCTATTGCTACAGTAAACAAGATATTTGGTAAAGATTTTATCAAGACATATCCTTGTATGCTTGCATCCGCATTCAATCAAAAGGCTTTTGAAGCTATTAAATATCCTGCTCTGGTACAGACAAAAATGGATGGTATGAGAGCAAATATTATCATTGATTCAGAAGGTGTGGTGGATGTACGGTCCAGAAATGGTAAACAAATCGCATTATCTGGTCATTTCGATGAATTTGTAAAAAATGTATTCTACAAATCACCTACCCTAGCAAATTTAGATACATTTCACGGTGCAGTACTGGATGGTGAATTGCTTGTATTAGATGAGAATGACCTCTATATCCTTGACAGAAAAACGGGGAATGGAATTCTAAATAAAGCAGTAAAAGAAACTATAACTCCAGAAGAGACTAAACGGGTTAGATTCGTATGTTGGGATATGATTCCTTTAGAAGACTTCAAGGAAGGGTTATGTAAAATACCTTATTTTGACCGACTAGATGTACTCCGAGAAAGAATGGATGGGGTATATAATGCTCAGGAAGATCACCTCATTAGTATCTTGCAGACTGAAACAGTCGGAAATTATGCTGGGTGTGAAGAGATTTTCAATGAAGCATTGGAAGCAGGTGAAGAAGGAGTTATCGTAAAGAATGGAGATTCCCCTTGGGAAGATAAGCGTTCTAAATATCAAGTGAAGATGAAAGCCGAACTCGAGGCTGATTTACTTGTAGAAGGAGTCGTAGAGGGTACAGGAAAATACGCTGGACAAGTAGGATCTCTTGTATGTACGACAAAAGACGGAAATCTTAGAGTTAATGTTGGATCAGGCCTGAGTGATGAACAACGAAAGAAGGATCCAGACGAATATATAGGAAAGATAGTTTCCGTTAAATATAATGAAAAGATCAAGGATAAAAATAGCGATTATTGGTCGTTATTTTTACCTATATTCCAGGAATTGAGATTAGATAAGACTGTAGCGGATAACTTATGAAATGGCTTTCTACTCAAGAGAATTTTCTAGAACCAGATCATTTCCAACATCTGCAAACGATAATGTTTGGGGAAGAACTTCCTTGGTACTATATGGAGAATATAGATTCCCTGGATGATGTGGATAAGTTTCAATTCGTTCATTGTTTTTATGACCACGAACGTGGAATAACATCTAAATATTATGATTTATTCAGTTTCATTTTCGATAAGGTAAACGCTAAAAAACTCTATAGAATAAAAGCAAATTTAATCACAAGAACACCTAGAAAAGAGATAGGTATATTTCATACTGATATTCCATCTAATCTTAAAAGTCCACAAGATGAGTATACCACTTCAATTTTGTATATGAATACAAATGATGGATATACTGAATTTGAAAATGGACATAGGGTAGAGAGTGTAGCAAATAGATTCATTACCTTTCCAGAAGTAACGAATCACCGTGGTACCTCCTGTACAGATAAAAAGACTAGAACTGTAATTAATTTTAATTATTTAACCTGAGGACAGACAATGCCTGTATTAGTAGACAACGTACCGAGTTTCCCTGGGAAAAACGTGTATAGTGTTAAACATAAGCCCACCAAAAAAGTGGTAGCAGTTGGTTTTGACAATAAAATGGATGCTAAAGATAAGCGAAACGACTTGTCTAAAGACATTTGGGAAAAATGGAACAAGAAGGATAAGCAGACCAGAGGTCCTAAACCCTTTCCCTATATCGTGATTAAAGGAGAAGATCATCCAAGATACAATATCTATAATAGCGATGGGGAAGAAACTTAAAACAGGAAGAAATCCCTGGACAGGGAAGAAATATATTATCAGAGAAGGCGAAGAAGAGTGTCCTGATTGTAAAGAGGAATCAGGTGCTTGGGATACCGTTAAATCAGTAGGAGGTTATTTGAAAAGCGAATCAAAAATTCTTTCAGACAAAAGACTAGCAATTTGCGAAAAATGTCCTCACTCTAAAGACTTGTATAACCGCGGATGGATCAACTATTGTAATATCTGTGGTTGTATGCTCAAAGTTAAAACCCGATTAAAATCTAGTAAATGTCCAGACGGAAGGTGGTAAATGGATTATGAATCTGCAGGCGTAAGTCTCCAAGAGCAAAATCTATTCCATTTTAAACTGTACAATAAGATGAATTGGCTTGGTGGTCACGTCGGATCATTCGATGTGGGTGCTGATTTTGTTGTATGCAGTACAGACGGAATAGGTTCAAAGATTAAGTTATATGATGAAAATAAAGACAAGAAAGGGGTATCCATTAAAAACCTCGGTAAAGACCTTGTCTCAAACGTATTCAATGACATTGTTACCTGTGGTGCAAGACCCCTGTTTATGAATGATTATCTAATGGTACCTAAAATGGATGATCTGTATCTAGAACTGATAGACGGGATCAATGAAGGATTGAAGGAAATACAGGTTCCTGTCCCTCTCCTAGGAGGTGAAACTGCTTTACAACCCGATGCAAATCCTTTCGATATAGCTGGTTTCGGAATAGGTGCTTGTCCCAAAACAAAATACATAGACGGAAGTGCTATCAAGGAAGGGGATATGATGTTAGGTTTAGCATCTAATGGATTCCATTGCAACGGATACACGCTTATTAGAAAGGTCTTTAATGAGTATACCTGGGATATTACTAAGGGAGATGACGGAAAACAGCAACTATTAGAGGATCTCCTGAGACCCACAAAGTCGTATGTAAACACAATCCTTGATATTACTGACAAATTTACAGGTCTGATTCACGGTATTTCTCATATAGCTGGTTTCGGAAGAGACAATGTCCTTCGTCTCCTTGGAGAAAATCTAAATCTAAAACCTACCTGGACCAATGATTGGATCAAACCACCCGAATTTGATCGGATTCAAGAGATGGGTAGAATATCAGATCAAGAAATGAGAAAGGTTTTTAATGACGGTATCGGGATGGTACTGATTGTGGATCCCAATGGGATCAACGATATTATATCTGAACTTCAGCATTTAGGTGAGGAAGTTTTTGTTTGTGGAAAAATTGAACAACGATTCGTACAGGTAAAAAATGAAGAAACAGGAAGATACAACTAAATACCAGAAAGAAGAGAAAAAGGTTCCTCAACACGTTATAGACGAAGCGGTAGCCGATGCTTCCAGGGAACGTGCTAAAGAACTAAAACAAATGGAGATGTTCGATTCTGAAGATTGGAATTGGAGCGGATTCAGGTAATGAGAATGAGGTAAAAATGAGAATTTTTCTAGCACTAGTAATAGGATTGTGGGCTTTTCCGATACTAGCCCACGATAACGAAACACACAAATTTAATGGAAATTACCCCACACTTCAGGTCAGAGAACTGTGGCAAGTATGCAGTATGACATTCCAGGGTAAACATCCAGGACTCCCTCAGCAATTACGCTGGTTAGTATGCGACTGTTATACGGACATTATACGAAGAGATTATACCCCGGAACAAGCGGCTAGAAAAGGTGAAGGCTTAGATGAGAAGGAATTGACAGTAACTTTGATCAAAGAATGTAACGGATTACTCCCTGCACCCGACGACCACATATGATAAAGAAAATTTTGCAAATCATAGAGAACCTGCTAAAGCCTGTTCCTACTGATAAGAAAGCTGAAGATAGCTGGAACGAATCGGATATATATGATGATGCCGACGAAGATCCTTTCGATTCTAAGGGACATATGAATCGACTGAAAAAACTCCATCAGGATGCAAGAAAATCAACTAAACGTAACCCTAACCATCCTAATTAATGAATGAAACCTTGGTTTAATACAGCCCTTATTCTAGCACTTACCCTTATCTGGATAGTGATAGGATATCAGCTACACTCAAGATTAAGTAATTTGGAGATGATACAAAAAGTACAGAGACACCAAGAAATTAATACACTAATGCGACAGGAACCAACTATAGGGAATCCTGAAAACATTTACCGGAGAAAGGGTTTTTAAAACAATGTATGGAGGACTTGGAATGAAAGCAGGGGATTTAGATTATTATGCTCATCCTGATAAACAACAAAAGGAGAAAAAAGTGGAACCTAAATATGTATTATTAGTTGATAACGGAACTTACGCTGAAGATTCCCTCTTGAAATTGATGTGGACTGTACTCACCCACCGCTTTCACCATTGGAATAATGGTGAAGGATGGAGAGATTAGATTTTATCTGTGCGAGGGCAATGTGCCCGGGAGAGGGTGGGGACTAATGCTAATGATTAGAACCCTCGATCCGATGATGTCCAAACCAATATTGAACAGCATCCTTCTGACTAATAACCAACATACCTGTTATTGCTGATACTAGATCCCTTGAACTGTCAGGGACCACCTGGTAGAATAGCAAGAATAACATTAATATTAATAAACAAAACTGGGATAGGGTTACTACGACCCTAGCGGCGAAATGCAATCTCCGTTGCAAATCCTGCTCCGTAATCTCCATCTTTTCACCTTCAAATAGTGCATCAAGAATCTTTTCTTTAGCAGTTTCCTCGTGGTGGTCCTTATGACCATAATATTTACTATTACTCATACAACGACATACTTATAAGAGTTTCGGTATTGTCTTCTGATTGTAGGTAGAATTCTGCTTTAGAGCCTCTCCTCTACCCAATTTTTCCATTATTTTAGCGTTACAAGCGGTCATTAACTGATGTCCCATTGCTTCAGCCTGAGGTTTAGTTAATGTACCCAACTCGGATTGTTTATAGTTGGTTCGCATCTCATCCACATAACAATCGCATATAGCGGCTACCATATTAGGTGGTATCTGCGGAGCTTTATAAGCGTGGGTTTGAGAGCAAATTGCCCATATGGACCTGAGTTGGAGAACTTCATAGTCTCCTGCAAACCTAGGTGGTTTTGGAACTACAGGTTCTGGTTTCTTGACAAATTCGTAGTTACATCCTATGAGAGTCAACCCAGACAGGACCACGAACATTAATTTCAACATATGTTTCATCATATGACCTCCTCGACTTAAAATAATGCGAAATAAAACTCTATTCCGTTATATATTTATATAAAAGACTTGACATTGACCGTCGGAGGACGTATAATAGAATCTGAAACAAATGAGATAAATACTCTTAACGAAGGGCGATTCTATGACCAATTTGACAATCAAAGGCGATTTGGACCCGACAATAGACATAGAGAAATTTAAGGACATTGTCGCAAACTACAAGGGAGAAAATTCTTTCATCCTGGACGTACTATCCAAGG